TTCGTTTCTAGGTAAGTCCGTTCCGAACATATTCTTACATAAAAGAGCGAAACGTTCGTCTTGTTCGTGAGTGATGCGACCACCGGTAATAGTACGAATACGTGGTTGTTCTGGTTCTGTACAGATACCAATCTCACCGTAAATTCGTCAAAGATGTTTGCCTCTAGACCTTCTACCGGAAATACATCAGTATCTGCAAATAGTATTTTATCGTATCTATCGAATGCTTCATTGAAGATGGGTTTGAATGCACCGTAGTGCGGAGAGTAGTTACCAAAGTTGTAACCAAAATGATTTTTGAGAAACTGAGGATTCTCTTCGAAGATGTACTCTGCACCAATACGTTCTGCGTATTCTTGCATGGCCATAACACCGGCACGACATGATTCTTTTACTTCACCGTCCCAATATTGATAAATCAGGTTCATGACAAATTTCCTTAAAGGTTGGGGCAAAGTCTCATGACCTCACCCGTTTTTCTTTTTATACCATCAGTGCACTAAATGTTATATAGAACGTAATTGCACTTGCTAAACTAACTATAGTCATTCCTAATCTCTCTGATATTTTATCAGATCGTGACCTTTCCATAACTTTTACTAACCTCTGTTTAATTATATAATGAATTATTTCATTACGTATATATGTATATAAACGCATACTCTTGATAGAGGCTATGCAAAAATATCATACCGCATTTAGAAATAAATGGATGGGTCAGGGTCTCCTTCAACACCGAAGGAAAAACTTACTCGACTATCGTGGGGAATCACTTGATGGTGGGTACCCCGAGGCAACCACACATAGTCGCCTGGATTGAACCAAAATGGTTCGTTGTTGTTATGACCCTCTACTCTCATCTCTACAGACGCAAGGACTTGTACTAAGAACACATCCATCTTGTCTGCGTGCCAAGGATAAGAGTCGGAGTTTTTACCAATACCGGTGAATGCTATATTGGTGATCTTGTTTCCATGTAAAGAAAAAACGTCCTGCATCTCTTGTTCGATTTCACGTGCGAAGTCGGGTGCAGACGGTCTACTATGGAAAGAGTTTAATCCGATACGAAACTTATTCGTATTAGAATCTATCTGTTCATCCGGATGAGTATTGAGTAGGTGCATATGTCTGTTCCAATCATATACATCACTTATTTCAAGAGGAAGTTTCCCGAAGAACGGGATCTTATCCGCAATGAATTCATCTTTATCTGTAAATATATCAAACATCACTTATTTCCAATATTATACTTCGGACAAAGCTCCCACTGTTCTTTATCTTTGAACCCGATGATTTTAATTGTACGCATAGGCGCACAGTCTTTTGCGACTTCTTTATTGTGGATCTCTACCAGACCCCAGTCTTGTAGTAAAGTCGCGATTGTATTTCTTCGTTGTACATCTCCAGTTTCTAGGTTAGACTTCTTACCGTCTAACATAAAAAGTTCTTTGAAGTGTACAATAAAATATCTACCCTGTTTATGAAGGATATGACAGGACTGGAAAAGTTTATTATCACGTCTGGAGGCGATACCAATACGTGTGAGAGTTTCCTTGACTTTCAAAAAGTCATCTGGTTCTGCCAGAATGATTTCCAACATCAACCCAGAGTTCCATTCTACAATATTATTTTCTTCCACCTTTATTCACCTTATCTTTTATAATAGTTAGTTGTGTGGCGGAGAGTAGTGGTAGGACTTGTCTTGCTTTGTCATTACTATATCCATAATACTCTTTCACCATTTCAATATCATTTTCTATCTCAGGTTTTACCCATTTAGAAAAACGTTTTCTTTTTCTAACTATATTTATAAGAAACTGATATTGTAACTTACTATCGATATGGTGATACCGATTCATCTCATTCGCTAATGCAACAGTGTCGGGGAAGTACGACAGACTGCGATTAATAACGAACGGGACATAACCCTTCTCATTACCTTCATATATATCTATCTTCGAGTGGTTAATACTTTGTAAAAAATCAAACGGTGAGACGGTCTTCTTGTTTGCACCAGCCATTTTTGTAATCCTTCAAGTAAAAGTTGCGAAGTTTCACCAGATGTTCGGGTGATATCGCATCATTATATAATTTCATTGTAGTTCGGTTTTCATGTACTTCACTAATGTCACGTTCTATTGTACAGGCTTCTTGGAGGAAGTCAAGAAGTTTCGGTATCTCGTCAATATGATAAACCATATCATAATCATCGGGATGACCCATATACCAAGACTGTGTATAGAAGTGACTATTTTTCACCAAACCCTGTTCCATATCATCAATAACTCGATCAATCTCTAGTGATATATCAGGTAAATCTCTTCCCTTCTTAATGTAGAAAGCACGTGCGGATTGAATGAATTCACACGCAGATTTGAATCTATCAATCGGATCACGTCTTATAGCAATGCGATAAGAACCTTTTCTGAAGGGGAGATCGAATTGATCTGCATGTTTCTTCACCGATAAAACTCTATCAACGAGTCCCTGAACCGTTCTAGAATTCGAAGATCTACGAAGAGCCTCTTTCACGGAAGACATACCATTTTTAGGACATATCCTAACATCTATGTTATTAGGAAAATACAGTACATTGTCTGCCGGAGACATCTCGTAAATATCATTAAGCATTACATTTGACATACGGGTATTCCACACTTTCCAAGAAAGTCTATACCGTCTGTACTGCGCAAGTGCGGAGTACGGTAATAAACATTCTTGATACCTGATTGATATATTAGTTTAGCACAGTCTAAACACGGTGCCGTTGTAGTATATAGATCACTATTATAACACGATTCCGAGGATTGTGCAACCTTCGCAATAGCATTAGTTTCTGCGTGTAGAACTTCGTCTTTAGTGACTAGTTTCCTACCGTAACCTGTGTTGCCAGTCTTCACTTCATGTTCGCAGTTGTTGTCCCATCCACTAGGCATACCATTGTATCCGATAGAGATGATGCGGTTCTCTTTCACAATGACACAACCAACCTTCAGTCGGTTTGCAGAGGACAATTTTGCATATGTCTCTGCAACCACCATGTGCGCATCACTCCACTTAGACACCCGACACACTCGCGTTACAGATTTGGCTACCCAACACTCTCGCAAGATCTGGTTCGGAGAAAGTATCTGGTTTCATAATCTTACCTGTCTTGGGGTTACGAATCGCAACACCATCAACAAACTTAGACATATTGGATCGTTTAACTTCTTCCCACACATCTTCGAAATCGATATCAAGACTTGACGCCATACCCATGATAACCCATACCATATCCGCAAGACCATCTGCGAGTTCTACGATATCACCGTTTCCTATATGCTTCAAGGGTCTCATTATACTCTTCGGTAATTAGATCCATATACAGTTGAACTTGGTCGTCATTCTCTTTAGGGTCTTCATATAGGTGACAACCCTGAGAACAAGGATATTCCTGTCCACCAATCAACATAAAATCTTCTACATCATTTTGATAAAAACTCATTATTTCACCTCTACATTTGCCATAATTTCGGTCATACATGCGACCAGATTTAGTTCGTGATCCGCAACAAAAGAATTCTTGTATTGATAATCAGCGAGGATCAACACCAGTTGCGGAATAGATTGGGGTTGTACATACTCGGACATTGCATCGTATATACCACGGAAGATAGATGCGGGTTCCACATCCATATTGTTAACGACCCACCCACGCATCTTCTTGAAGTCTTTACCCTTCAGTGCCTTGAATAAAAGACTGTAGTTTGAGTTTGCGTCAGTGATAATAGACGTAGTTTCCAACTGACCAGAGATACTGTGTCGTTGTAGTTCATTCAGAACACGTCTCCAGTCCGGTGCGTGTTTCATAATCAACTGCGCAAGTACATCTTTGTTATAGTTGACATTCTCACCTTCCAGAATATCCTGTGCACGTACCATAAACTGACCGCACAACTGTTGCATAATCTTCTTAGAGAAGTTAAACTCATAATTAGAACAACGACTGTGTAGTGGTTCGATTACACGGTTCTTGAAGTTACATGTCAGAATGAACCGACAGTTATTAGAGAACTCCTCGATAAACCCACGGAGAGCAGGTTGGGTAGATTGAGGATTGAGATAGTCAGCCTCATCTAGGATAACAACCTTGTAACCACCGGACAGTGATACCGAGGATGCAAACTGTTTGATCTTACCACGAAGAGTATCAATGTTACCCTCTTCAGATCCGTTGATGACAATATAGTCAAGACCAAGTTCGTCACACATGGCACGTGCGATAGTCGTCTTACCAGTACCCGCAGTACCAGAGAACAACATGTTAGGTAGTTCACCACCATCTACGATCTTTTGGAATGTTACTTTTAGGTCAGACGACAGGATAGTGTCTGATACTTTCTGTGGACGAAACCGCTCGACCCATAAGAATTCATCTTTCATGTATTGCTCCATAATTTAATTTACAGGTAATTATAACACACCTGTGTTTCATTGTCAATCAAAAACCCCCCTTTCGGGGGGGATATTAACTGTTTCGTATTGTATCAAGAACATTCTGTGGGTCAGATACTTCGTATGGGTCGTCCGGACAATTGTCAGACATACCGTCTTCATCGAACCAACGTTCAATACTCATGTTATCAATGACTAGTGCGTAACGCCAAGAACGTTTGCCGAACCCTAGATTGGACTTATCAACTAAGTAACCCATACCATCTGCAAACTGACCGTTACCGTCAGGTAACATCTTCACCTTGATAATACCAAGGTCTTTGGCCCACTTGTTCATCGAGAATGCATCGTTCACCGAAGTGCACCAGATCTCTTCAATACCTTCTGCAACAAACTCGTCATGGAGTCGTTCGAAGTTGGGTAGTTGTTCATTAGTGCAAGTAGGAGTAAATGCGCCAGGCAATCCAAAGACGATAACCTTCTTCCCTCCAAGCAATTCACTTGTCATCTTACGAACCCATTTGTAAGGATTGTCTCCTCCAATAGATTCATCACGTTCCCGCATATGGTGTACAACATCGGGGATATATGTCTTAAACAACATTCATTCTCCTATAATAATATGGAGCGGGTGGAGAGAATCGAACTCCCATCAAAAGGTTGGAAACCTCCTGTAATACCACTATACTACACCCGCATTATTTGGCGCGTCTGGCAGGACTCGAACCTGCAATAATCAACTTAGAAGGTTGAGGCCTTATCCAATTAGACGACAGACGCTTAGTTGGTTACTGGTCTTGTAACTGTTCAACTAGTTGGATAGATTCAATTGCTTGATCTCGCAACTGACCAATCGTAGACAATTCTTCACCTTTGAAGCCACCACGTTGTACTACAGTATCGATTACTGCGACAGTAGATCGTGAGACTCGATTAGCGAGGTCTAACAGTACTGCGATACGTTCGTCTTTAACTGGTGGTGTTGGTGCCTTTTCTTTGTTACTCATTTCTTATACTCCGTAAGTAGATGATTTTTCAAGTGCAATAAAATATTCAATGGACGATTGTTTCGACTTAAAGTTAGAGATCAATTTCTTAGAAATACCAACCTCAAAGTCTTCGGAAACAATCTTCAAGTTGTTCACATTCAGGACAAAGTTGAAATCAACTCCTTCTTGGAACTCTCCTTCAACATATGAGAAGAAACTATTAGAAGTTGCGTCATCGTTATCAACCACAGTAAGTTTGATAGACTTACCTTCGGGGGTGATAGAGATAGTATCGTGTCCTAGGACAGAGGACGCACGCTTCAATCGACTCAATGTATCAGTATCTAGGGTAAACTTAACTTCTGGTTCTGGCATGATGACATCTTTACTAGGTGCAGACAACATATCAATGTCAGAATAGAAGTAACGGTTACCACGAAGACCGGTAGAGTCAGAGACTACTACGTGAGTCTTTTCGAATCTTAGTGCGGGTTTCTCAACTAGACCCAACACACTAAGGAATTCATTAAGGTCGTAGATACCGAAGGTGGATGGGATATCGTCATCTAGGGTAACTTTTGCAAGAATGTTCTTTGCGACCGAAATAGTTTTTAGTTCATTGCCTTCACGAAACACAATGTTAGAATTGATGTTTGCGAAGTTTTTAAGTACCGATAAGGTACGATCAGATAGTTCCATGATTTAGTTCTCTCAGTTAATATACAGTCATTATATAACATTGGGCAACGTTTGTCAACCCTTATGCAGCTTTTAATTTAGAAAAGTTTTTCTCTTTAACAAATTCCAGTTTACGTTGGAATTGAGCATCCTCAAGTTCCGACTTGTGAGAGATAACAAAAACGTTTGTCTCTTCCCCTAGACTATACAGGATTTTCATAAGATTGTCAACCCCATCATCGTCTAATGATGAATCAAAAGTCTCGTCCAAAATCAATAGATTGGTTGCGACTGAATTCTTCATCTTAGCAATCTGTCTCCACGTAAACAATAGAGACAAATCGATTCGTTGTTTCTCACCTTCCGAGAAAGAATCGTAAGAGAAGTTATCACGGAAACGTGACCGGATAGTCTCTTGAAAACTCTCGTCCAGATCGAAATGTACAAAGAAGTCCAAGATCTGTAGGTACTGGTTGGTCAGTTGATTGATGACCGGAATGTACTGTTTGATGATCTTGGTCTTGATGCCGGTATCACGTAACAACTCAGCATTCACTTGGTTGTACGAGTACTGTTCAGCAAGGATATACTTCTCGTCCTGAGTTTTGTGCAGTTCGGTGTTCAAAGTCTCTAACTCTTCGTTAGCACTCTTGAGGTCGCCGGTGGTTTCTGATTGTGAATCTATATCAGAACGAATACTATCATTCTGTTTGTATAACCTAGCAATCATCTGGTTATTGTTATTCACATTGTTCTGTAAAGTCTTGGCCTCTTCTAACCGACTATGGAGTTCTACAAGTTGTTCATCGTAAGTCCCCATCTGTTGAGTTGACTTAGACATTGCAGAGTTCAGTTCCTTTGCACGTGACTTCGCAGATACCTTCTTAGACTCACGTAGGTCTTCGGCAATACCTTGGTCACAGGTAGGACAGTGTTCGTTCTCGTCAAAGAACTTCGCTTCCTTAACCACAGTCTTAATCTGTGATTTGAAGGTCGATTGGTACTCGATCAGTTTGTTACGATTGGAGTTTATACCTTCGATTTTCTTCGACACGTCTTCTAGTTGTGTCGTCACAATCTCCATGTGTTCAGTATTGTATCCCTGAAGAAACTCGATCTCAGTCTGGTTAGCCGCAATCTCTGACTCTTTCTCTTTACGATGTGCTGTGTTGATTGCAGACAAATCACGTAGATACTTCTTCTGTGAGTTTATCTTAGTCTTACACATCTCTATGTTGTAACCATTCGTGGTTATCTGATCTCTCAACACAGACATCTTTTCTTTCAGAATACTATTCATCTTAGAGAAAATATTGATGTCGAGAAGATCCTCGATTACCTCACGTCTCGCACCACCGGTCAACTGCATAAACGGAACAAAGGAACTTGATCCGAGAACAACAATCTGGTGAAAAGATTTGTGGGTAAGTTTTAGTATATTCTTCTCAAGCATAGACTGATATTCTTTTGCATGAGAGTCTTGGTTGATCATATTACCACCAACCCAGATTTCGAATATGTTAGGTTTTATCCCACGAACAATCTTATATTCCTGTGAACCCATAGAGAACTCAACTTCAACAACTGTTCCTTTACCATTAATGGTATTGACCAGTTGTCCCTTAGAGATCTTACGGTGGGGTTTACCAAACAAACCAAAGGATAATGCGTCCAACATAGTAGACTTACCCGCACCATTGTGACCCACGACCAATGTCGTAGAGGATGCTGCAAAGTCTATCTCTGTAAAGGCATTACCAGATGACAGGAAGTTTTTATATCGAAGTTTACTAAATTTTATCATACAGGTATTATACCATTAATAGTCAGTCTTGTCAAACTTTATTTTATCCCACACGCATTTAATAGAAGGATCATATGACTTAGTGAAAACATGAAAGTCCACGTCCTCATAACCCCGAATGGCTCTGTCCCTGCCCTTCTGAAGTCCATAGTAGTCGAACCCAGTTGCCGCATAGATAGTACCATTGTGCATCCTACGGTCTGCCATTGTCAACACATACCTAGGTTTCAACATCTTCAATGCTCGCGATAGAAACCACGAGGTAATGTTATATTCGTTTTGGTGTTTGTCGGATACGACCAGTCTGGCCATGTCCCAGAGTCCGGTCGTGGGGGAGTCCACTCCAAAGTAGATTGGAACGAAAGACGGATCACAATGCCCTTCACTGAACTGAACCACCCCCACGACATCCTCACCGTAGATCAAACCATAAAACTTATTGGTCGGTGCATCCATGTATGGGGTACCAAGATAGTGGTACCTCTTAATGCAATCTGATCCTTGACTCATGGTTATCTCTCGAACACCATATTCACTCTTCAAATTAAATTACTTCCATACTTTGGGCTTCTTTCATAAGGTATGAAATCTCTGTTTTGATCCTGTCCTTATTCAGATCAGTATTAACATTGTCAATATAATCGTTGACTAAGGTATGAGTATCGTCAACAGATATGTTTTCGTCACCGACATTCTCACCAAGGAAATCTTTAAAGTCTTCTGCAATCTTCAGTTCATGAATCTTCTGTTGTTGTACACGATCCACAAAACGTTCGAACTGTAGAGCATCACCCTTATTGTTCACTATGATCTTAACAAACTTATTATCTAAGTAAGACAAATCCCTGAACTTCCACTCACCCATCTCTACGTGGTCATAGTAAATCTTTTCGTAGATGGTGATTGGGTTACGGATCGCTTCCACTTCTCTTGTTTTGGTATCAAGGACATGGAAGTGTTTAGGGTCGCCACAATCATTCCAGAAGAATTCCATCTGTGCACCAAGGTAATGAATGTTACCCTGTGATGATTTGGCATGGAAGTGTCCGGTCAGTACAGTTTCGAACCGATCAAACGCAGACTTATCCATACCATCCTTACAGACTTGACCACGAGCCATCTCGAATCCTGCAAGTTCAAGGTGTGCACCCACGACTTCTGCCTTGGTAGTCTTCAGGAATTCCAGAGTAGATTTCTCATTCTCGGGATTGATCCAAGGAACCATTGCAACCTTCAGTCCACCATACTCCATAGTAGTCGGTTCCATGATAAGGTTAACCTCATTCATGTAGTGACCTTGAAGTTCCTTCAACGCGTTCAACTCATTGGTATTCTTATAGTACACATCGTGGTTGCCCGGAATGATATCCATCGTGATACCATACTCTCTCAACTTCTCCAGAAAGATCTTACGGTTATGCGCAAGTGCTTTGAAGTTGATAGTCTTACGATTATCGTAGTAATCTCCGAGATGGAGAATCTGTGTGATATTATTCTCCAACAGATACGGGAAGAACACCTCCGAATAGAAACGTTCTTGGTAACCCATAAAGATATCAGAAGAATTACGACACCCTGCATGAGTGTCGTTCAGTATTGCCAGCTTCATATAGTACTCATTTTATTAATAGATGTTACTATTATACATGATAAAGATCAGTCTGTCAAGTAAGAAAATCACTAAGATCAGAATCGACATTAACTGCACGTCTCTTCCGCTGTTTCTTTTCTTCTTTAACATAGTCTTTGAACTGTTTATCCGCATCTTTAACAGTATCAATTCGATGCCGTAATCCTTCCACGACATGTTGTCCATAAGATTCACCATCAGCAGATTCATCAACAAACATACTCACGTCCGCTTCTGCGATATACTTCATCTTAATGTCTTGTTGTTTCTTTTCTTTCTGGATTCTTCGGAGGAATGCGTACCAAGAGATCTGTGTAAAGTATGCGAAAGCATTGGGTGCGTTGGTGCGAGTAACTTTAGTGATGTCATAGTTCTCGATAGCCTTGAGACAGTTTTCTACTGCATCCATGACCATCTCTTCACGGTAAGTGTAACGAACAAAGTTGGACTTGTGTGAAAGTCCTTCTGCGATCTTCAGAAAACACAATGCGATATAATCGTTAATCATCGGACGTTCATTACCGTTTAAGGTGGCATTCTGTACACTTTCACAGTAGTCTACTACCGCTAAGGAGAACTCTTTATTGTTTACATAATGCGGTCTATCTTTAGGTTTCATTGGTACTCTCACTTTATATTTACCCTATTATACTAAAAGGGTATGAATGTCAAGGTTTGTTTAGGTTTGTTTTCAAAGTATTTAAAGTCCCAGCCTTCCAAACTCTCTTTCTCAAATCACTAGAAGAAAATCTGTGAGACCTTTCATTGAAGTAAAGTTGGATACCACGTTTTTTACCGATATCTTTTCCGGTAAAATCCATGTCCTTGTATTCCTCTCCCAGTATACGAACATCGATATGACACATGGACAAGATATCTTCCAAGTCTGACTCTGTGGTATAGGGGATAATCTCATCGACATACTTACAGGCATTGAGTTGACTGTATCGTTCAACGATGGTCTGGATAGGGGAGTTCTTATCGGAACGGTCTATGCTAGGATCTGTCTGTAGACCCACAATAAGATAATCGCATTGTTCTTTTGCATTACGCAACATCTGAACGTGACCTGCATGTAACAGATCAAATGCAGAACAGGTAAAACCAACTTTCATAAAATAATCCTTGCCATATTAAAATTTATATGATAAAATAAGCATGTTGTCTGCCCCCCAGTCAATGTAACGTTTAGTGAATGGTTGTAGGGAACTTTAAAATGTTATTAGGTGAGTCACTATCCATCGAAACAAACTCATCGTCATACTCTGGTTCAGTACCTTCATAATCCATGATAGAATCAACTGCTTGAACATACTGTTTCAAAATTTCGTCAACTGGATTAGCGATACTGACAATCTTATCCAACTTCAAAAGAATGAATCTATCCGGATCATCCTGATAACACATGAACAAACGGAACGACCACATTCTCTGGCCATCTTCGGTTTGCGCAAACTGGATGGTAAGAGGATTTCTAATAATAAGATCATAATCATCTTCCTCAAGGATCTCACACATGATCTCTTCACCAGTGGATAACTTGAGTTGTTTCACTTGTTTTAAATCATATATCATCATCGTTTCCTTTTAGGTCTATCTTATATATCTTATACTTAAAACCCTCTTTCGTGTACATCTTAACACGTTCACCCGAATGGTTTAAAGTAAAGTTACGGTGTCCTTTTACAGAGAAGTCGTCAGCGATATCAAATAACTTGGT